TTGGCACCAATGTCCAGGCTTACGACGGCACACTCGCCGCCCTCGCAGGAGTCACCGTAGCCGCCGACAAGGTTATCTACGCCACCGGCGCGGATCAGTTCAGCACTGCTGACCTCTCCAGCTACGGACGCAGCCTCATCGACGACGCCTCCGCCTCCGATGCCCGCACCACGCTCGGCCTCGGCAGCATCGCCACACAAGCCGCAAACAATGTCGCCATCACCGGCGGCAGCATCAGCGGCGTCACTATCGACGACATCACCGTCGATGGAGGAACTTTCTAAAGTTCCCCTCCCTCCCCACAGCGGTGGCGCGGTTCATCCCGCGCCATCGCTCCACGGAGCCACTGCTTAAAACTTAATCCTTAAAACTTAAAACTTCCCAAATGGCCACGGTCATCCAGCTCCTCCGCTCCACGGTTCCAGGCCGAGTCCCCACCGCCGCGCAAGTGGCCCAAGGCTCCCTCGCCCTCAACCTCGCCGACCGGCGCTTGTATTCCAAGGACCACACCAACGAAGTTTTCAGAATAGCCCGTCCCCGCGACCCCAGCGACTACCAGCTCCTCCACGCTGCGGACGGTAACCACCTCTACCTCGGCCGCCTCGCTTGGGCAGACTACCCCGCCTCAGGCCCCGCCGAGGACTCCACCGCCTGGACAATTTACAAAATTACCACCAACTCCGCAGGCGATGTCGTCTCGGAGCAATCCGCCACCGGCGCGTGGTCTTCAAAAGAAACTCTCACCTACAGCTAAAACATGATCGCAAACGCACTCCCTCGCCCGCTCACCGCAGGCTCAGTTGACAACGCCATCCTCCGCGCAGACGGCACTGGTGGAGCAACACTGCAAAACTCTGGGCTTATTATCGAAGATACGATTGTTTCATTTGCAGTCACTGGCGTTGCCGCAACTGACATCATTACAGCAACAGGGTCTACATTTCAGAATGGTCAACCCGTTCGATTCACCGCGTTGACTGGAGGAGCGGGTCTTAATACTACGACGAACTACTATGTTATCAATGTAAGCGGAGCAACATTTCAAGTTAGCACAAGTGTTGGTGGTGGTGCATCACTTTTTACAACAAACATCACCGCAGGCACGCTGCTCACGGGCCATAGTGTATCTGCAAATGTCACCCTCTCCGAAAACACGACAGAAACAAATTCTGATCTCGTTCTCACGCCGAAAGGCACGGGGGCATTCATTCTTGGCTTCAAACCAGATGGGACTACGGCTGGTGGAAATGCAAGGGGGGCTGGCTCAGTAGATTTGCAACTCTCGCGTTCTGCCGCAACCATGGTGGCGTCTGGTGCTAATTCGGCAGTTTTGGGCGGTATAAACAATGCTTCATCGGGACAATTTTCCGTGTGCGTTGGCGGGTCGGGAAATTCTTCTACCACTGGTGCAGCGAACTTTATTGGAAGTGGGACAATAAACATTTCTTCTGGGGCACAATCCTTTGTTGGCGCAGGACGTTACAACCAATCGACATCTCAATCGTCCGTTGTTGTTGGTGGAGGTGTTAGCACGGCAGGCAATACAGCAAACGCAGATCAATCTGCAATTCTTGGTGGCCTTGGTGGTCTTGCCAATAGATATGGGATGCAGTCTCACGCAAGCGGGTCTTTTTCTGGAACAACAGGATCGGGGGACGCTCAACGCGCCAGGTTCGTGCTTCGCAACAAGACGACAACGAACAGCGCAGTCGAGCTATTTCTGGACGGCTCCTCGACACGCCTCACGATCCCATCTGGCAAAGTCCTCGGCCTCACAATCAACATTGCAGGCATTAGCAGCACCGGGGCAGCAGTAGCGCACTACCTTCGCCAATACGCTCTCAAGAATGTCTCTGGCACTACAAGCGAAGTTTACGCACCAATCACCATTGGAACCGACAACGCCGCAGGAACATCCATTGCGCTCTCCGCAGGCGATGACGCAAATGGCGAATATCTAAAAGTCAGCGTCACCGGCACAGCGTCCACAATTTGGCGCTGGGTGGCCTCGGTCGATGCCGTCGAAATCGCCTTCGGAACTTAACCAAACACACACCATGAGAACATACGGCCTTATATTCGCAGACGGACGCAAAGAACTCGCCAGCATCGTGCTGGACGAAAACGACGAGCCACGCATCGACACCATTCGCCCATACCCTTGCCCCGAAGATTGGGTGGACCCGCAGATCGTGCCTCTCATCAAAATCGATCAACCCGAAAGCGGCGACTGGGAACCGAACCTCGTCTGGTTCGCAGATCGCGTCGAGCGCCAGTGGCTTCCAGCTAACTCCTAACCAAACACGACCACATGCCAAACGAACTCAACATCGCCCTCGCCACCACCGGCCTCACCGTCGCCGCGCAGCCATACCAAAACGGAGCCGCCGTAGGCTCTGCCATCTCCTGCCCCGAAACCGGAAGCACCGGATTCTACTCTGGGAACATGGCGGGAAGCGCCGGAACCTACCAAATTGCCTTCCGCGCCGCCGGAGCCAATGTCGGCAGCGGCAGCATCGTGTGGGACGGAACCGCTGAAGTCGCCACCAGCACCCTGACCGCCGCGCAAGTCAACGCCGAAGCGGACACAGCCCTTGCCGATGTCGGCCTCACAAGCACCGTTACCGGGCGCATCGATGCCGCTATTTCATCAAGGCTCTCGCCATCCGGCACGCTTGCCGTTGTGACCACTCTCACCAACGCGCCGACCGTCCCAAGTGCAACCGATATTGCCACACAGGTTCGCGCCGAACTTGCCACCGAGCTGGCCCGAGTCGATGCCGCCGTGAGCACCCGCCTTGCAGGCAGCGCCTACACAGCGCCAGCAAACAGCGACATCTCGGCCATCAAAGCCAAAACCGACAACCTGCCTGCCTCACCAGCAGCGACCGGAGACATCCCTACAGCCGCGCAAAACGCCACCGCCGTCTGGTCCAAACCGGCAAATGAATTGACGGTGGCAGACTCCATCGGTGAACGCGCCAAGCAACAAAGCACGGTAGCAATTACCGGTGCGCAGCTCGCAGCCGCTCTTAGCTAATGGACACACACCAAGCCACAGCCTCCTTCACCGGCCTCCTCGCAACAGCCGGAGGTCTCACGGTCTCTATGCTGCCGGAGCTTGAGGCGTGGCTGCGTGTGGCCTCGCTGGTCATCGGCTGCCTCGTCGGCCTTGCTTCGCTCTATGCAATCCTACGCAACAAAAAGCACCCCCATGAATAAATTCCTCTCGCACTTAAAACAACCGTCCACCTTTCGCGGTTTGGCCGTGCTCGGCGGCCTCGCTGGTTTGAGCCTTTCTCCCCAGCATTGGGAAAGTATTGGCAGCGCCGTGGCGGCGGTCATAGCCCTCATCGAGATTTTCCGCAACGAGAAGAAATGATCCACCCCGCCCAGATCGTCACCGGCCTGCTCGCCACTGCCTTTGCCGTAGGAGCCCTCCTGCTCCTCGGTGGATGCAGCACGCTGGGCATCTCGCTCCAGACGGACTACGGGCAATTCAGCTACACGCTGCCGGAGCTGCCAAAGCCTACATCGAGCAAATGACCCATAAATTTTAATCCTCCCGATGCTCCCCCCGAGCCGCCCACAACAAGCCAAGTCCAAGACGCAAGCCCTGCTCACCAAGGCCCGCGTGGATGATGCCGTGGCGCTGGTGGGCATTCGTGGCTACTACCGCGACAGCATGGGAGTGCCAGGCGAGAACGACCGAGGCATCTACGACGACGCCATCTTTCTCGTTAGCCCAAACGCCTACGCCACTTTCAACGCCAACACCGATCCGAGCGTGAAGCGCCAAGGCATCGCTGTGCTGAAGCCTGGCGTGCATCGCTACCGCAAAGGCAAACACGGCCTCAGCAAGCCCGGCGGCGGCTATCCTGCCTTGCGCCCCGCGAACCCCGCCGAAGAACTCCCCGTGACCCGTGACGGCCACGGCGACAGCATGGGCATCGCCATAAACATCCACAAAGGCGGCACCCGCACCACCAGCAGCGAAGGCTGCCAGACCATTTACCCCAGCCAGTGGGAGTCTTTCATTTCCCTGGTCTATTCCGAAATGGACCGCGCCGGGCAGAAGACAATCCCTTACCTGCTCGTCGAGGAGGAAGCATGAGCGCCAAACGCAAGCCCGCCACCCGCAAAGCCGTGCTGGAGCGCATCCGAAAAGAACTCGTCGAGCAATTCGATGTCGGCCTCGCAGTGGTGAGTTGGGAAGAGGGCGGCACGACCTACCACATGGATTTGAAATTCGGGAACCAATACGCCGTCGAAGCCCTGGCAGATAGGACCAGCGACATTTTGTTCCCGATGGAAGACGACGAAGAAGAAGAGGAGGAAGTATGAAAACATCCTGGAGTTCCATAGCCCGCGAGCAAGCGGACAAAGCGCACAAGACCGAGGTCGATGCGCTCAAAGCCAAGCTCGCGCAATACCAAGCGAGCGTCGAGTCGCTGGAGAAGCAACTCGGCATCGCCTTGAGCCTCGGCAAGACACGCATCCGCCCGCAGCCGCTCTCCGTCTCGATGAACGACAAGGCCGAAGCCGTCGCCATCGCACTGGCCAGCGATTGGCATGTGGAAGAGACGGTGGAAGCGGCATCGGTAAACGGCCTCAACGAATACCGCCTCCCCATCGCCAAAACCCGCATCGAGAAATTTTTCAGCACCATTTGCCGCCTCACCGAAATTGAGCGCGGCGGGGCCAAGATCGACGACCTCATCCTCTGGCTCGGCGGCGATTTAATGACCGGAATGATTCACGAAGAGCTCGCCGAATCGAACTCCAAGACGCCGACGCAAGTCATCCTCTGGCTGCAAGACCGCCTCGCAGACGGCCTCGCCACCCTCAAGCCGCACTTCAAACGCATCATCATTCCGACCAGCTACGGCAACCACGGCCGCACCACCGTGAAGCCCCGCCACGCCACAGGTGCAGCGCACTCTTACGAGTGGCTTCTGTATCGCATCCTCGAAGGCCGCTTCGCCGATGACCAGCAGATCGAATTTCAGATCGCGGACAGCTATTTCAACTTCATGGAAGTGTATGGCCGCCGCCTGCGCTTCCACCATGGCGACGGGCTCAAATTTCAAGGCGGCATCGGGGGCCTCACGATCCCTACCGAAAAAGCAATAGCATCATGGAATAAGTCGCCGAACCGAGCCGACCTTGATCTCTTCGGCCACTGGCACCAATACCAACAGAACCGCCACTGGCTCTGCAACGGAAGCCTCATCGGCTACAACGCCTACGCCCTCTCCATCAAAGCCAGCTACGAGCCACCGACGCAGACCTATTTTCTGCTCGATAAGAAACGCGGCCGCACCATGACCTCCCCCATCTACCTATGACCTGGAAACACCTCGCCAAAAAGTCCAACTCCCTCCCGTCCGGCTGGAGCACCGCCGACGAAATCGCCGCCGACCTCGACTGCGAACCAAATGAAGTCCCAAAAATCCTCGCCGCCGCCATCCGCGACGGCCAAGTCGAGAAACAGAACTTCCCCCACTGGCAACCCGGCAGCCGTCAGCTCCTCTACCAAACCGGCTACCGGCAGAAAACCGGCAAAGTTGTGTCGGAAAAAAGCCCACATATTTCTGACAAAACCCCAGATTCCATCCCCGGCATCCCCGACGATCTGCTGCCCAAGGTGCGAAACAAAATCCTTGCGAACCCGCACAAAACCGCCAGCGCCATCAAGGATCTGTTTTCCACAAACAACCGCATGCGCCTGAGCGTAGCCGCCATTCGCGGGCTACTTGACAAGCATCCGCACAATAGAAAGTAGATGCCCGATGACCAAACAATCGTAGAAGGCGATGCCGGATTCCTCGGCATGGCCAGCCGCTTAAACCCGCTGCAACTCCAGCCGGGCATGGTCCAATACGCCGAAAACATGCGCCTCGACCGAGGCGTGGCGCAGACCCGCAAAGGCGCGAAGCGGCTTGGCGAATCCATCGGCTACATTGGCGAGGCGCTGACCGTTCCTTTCCAGCTCGGCACGGACAAAACAATCTCCTCACTGACTCGCGGCGGCATCGGCAACCTCACGGCCACGGCCACTCTCGCCGCGCATGGCTACGCCACCGGCGACCGCATCAACATTCGCGGTGCCTCGCCTGCGCAATACAACGGCGACTTCTACATCACGGCCACGGGCACAAATACCTTCACCTACACGATGGCTGCCGACCCCGGCGCAAACGCCACCGGCACGCTTGTGGCTAACAAAGGGCCTATCGTTCAAACCACTTACACCGGCGGCATCATCGGCGCGGGCATTTACTCCTCGCCGCGATTGGATAATTCCAACGAATACATCGTCCTTGCCGGACCGAACTCTGTTTACCTCTGGCGCGACGGCGCGAATCTCCAGACGATCCAGCTTCCCAATACCGACACGCTGGTTGCTGGCGATGACATCGAGATTATCCAAGCCTTCGATAAGCTCTACCTGCTGCGCACCCGCGAGGAGTCGCTGATCCGCCTCCAGACGCTCACGCAGGCCAGCGGCACGGCCACAGCTACCACGCTGGGCACTCACCCCTACCAGACCGGCGAGGTGGTGCGCATCAGCGGGGCAGGGGAGGCCGGTTACTTGGCCGACTTTGAGGTGACGCGGCTTTCCTCCACGCAGTTTTCGTTTTCTGTTCCCTCCGCCACGGCGGCTTCTGCCAGCGGCACGATTATTTCCCAGCGTGTGCAACCTGCCTTGGTGTGGGACGGCATTCTGGCAAATGGTTTCGCCCGCGTTGCACAGGGCACGCATCCGATTGATGTGACCTACTCGCGCCTGCCCAGCACCAGCACGGCGACCTACTACAACAATCAACTTGTGATCGCCCGCAACCGCGATGAGGTGTTGATTTCGGATGTCTTCGACGCCGAGACCTACGATCCAGTGAGCAAGGCATTCCGCGCCAACTCAGGCTCGAACGACTACATCGTGGCCCTGCACCCCTATGCCGAGGGCCAAGTGCTGGTCTTCTGCCGCAAATCCATCTGGCTCGCCACGGCGGCCATCGGCGCGGATGGCGTCTCGATTGACCCCGCCGCTTCCAGCCTACAACTCCTCACCGACGAGATCGGTTGCTCGGCCAAGCGATCCATCGCCACCGCAGGCGTGTATGTGTTTTTCCTCTCGGACAACGGCGTTTACCGGTTGGACAATCAATTTGACCTCAAGCTACGCGGCAGCACGCAGACACTCTCGGACCCCATCGCCGATCTCATCGCCGAGATCAACGCACCGGCAGCGCACCTCAGCAACGGCATTTATTTTGCCAACCGCTACTACCTGGCCGTGCCGCTCGGCAACAGCACCGACCCGAACGCACTCTTCGCCTTCAACATGCTGAACCAGCAGTGGGAGACCAAAGACATCTACGGCTTCCCGCTGAACCGCCTGCTCGTCTCCGACTACGGCACACAGCGCCGCCTCTTCGCGGCCACCACCACCGGCAAGCTCTTCCTCCTCGATGAGCAAGAGACCGGAGCCGACGATACCCAAAGCGGCCTCGGCAGCACCCCTGTCCTCGGCAGTCTCCTGACCCGCCGCTACGGCTGGGGAAGCCTCAACGCCAAACGCCTCACTCGCACCAAAGCCAGCGTCGTCCTGCCCGCCGAAAGCGCCTGCACACTCGATGCCGTGACAACGGATTTCGACGCTGATTTCCAGATCGCCTCCTTGGTCAACACCACCGCCGACCAAGAGGACTACACACTGAAGGCTCCGCTGCGCTGCAAGGCAACCGCCCTCGACCTCCGCTTCCGCACCACCTCCGGCCGCCCCATCCTCCGCACCCTCAGTGCCGAGGCGACAATCAATGGGCCGGTGAGCGCCGAAACCCGCACGCTCAACTAAACTTAAAACTCCAAAACATGGCAACCGTCACCCCAGGCTACACATTTACGAACGAAGAAGTCGTTACCCCATCCAAGCTCAACTTGGCGGCAACGCCAATAGTCTCAAACATAGTTACGGCTGATATTGTTGACGCCAATGTAACTACGGCAAAAATTGCAAACGGAGCGGTCACGCAGGAAAAACTCAACTCCAGCGTCACGCTTGTGCCGACTGGAGCCATTATGCCGTTTGCCATGAACACCGCGCCAAGTGGATGGCTCGCAGCCAATGGATCGGCAGTGTCTCGCACGGCCTTTGCCGCTCTCTTTGCAGCCATCGGGACAACTTACGGTGCTGGCGATGGTAGCACCACATTTACCCTTCCTGACTTGCGTGGCTATTTCGTTCGAGGATCAGGAACGAATAGCGATGGCGTTGCCGCTGGCACTTTTGGAGCCAAGCAAGCGGATGGTGTTATCAGCCACACGCACTCAGGAACCACCGGCAATGATTCGCCGGATCATACGCACCAAAATGTAGGCCCCAGTTCTGGGCAAAACCAGCAAGGCAACCTTGGCGGGGCTGTAGCTTGGGCTGGAGGCCAAATGTATACCACCTCTGGTGCCTCTGCCCGCCACCAGCACGCATTCACTACCTCCAGCCAATCCCCTGCTGGAGACACCGAGACCCGTCCGCGCAACATCGCCATGTTGTATTGCATCAAAGCCTAATGCTCCCCTGGGAACGAGCCCGCAACTGGCATGACGACAACACCACCGAATCCTTTGAATCCCTCCTCGCTTGGCACATGGCCCACGGCCTCGTTTTCAACACCCCGCAAGTCTTCCTCCTCGCCCACGAAGTCCACTACTCCCAAGACACTAACACCATGACCTACGACCTCCCCTCAAACGCCTGGTTCGTCGAGCTGGCCGCCTCGGTCGGCCACGCGAATCCCGTCCGCGAATTTCTCCGCGTCGCCACGCACCCCCAGGAGTGGGCCATCTGGCACCGCCGCAATTCCTTCCAACCCCACGCCTACCCATGGGCCAAACTCGCCCGCCGCGTTGGTCTTGAAAGGGGGATAGCATAATGGGAGGTAGTTCAGCAGAAAAACCCAAGCAGCAAAAAGCTCCACCACAAGCGCAGCCTATCGACTACGGCGCTTTGATGGCGCAATCGCGTGCGTCCGCAAAAGAAGACTACCGCGACCAGCTCAACGCGCAGATCGAAGCCTATCCGAAACTTGAATCCCTTCAGCTCGGCACGATTGGCAAACTCTCCGATAGCCTCTCTGGCAACAATAACGCCTATACCCGCCGCGCTACCGACCAGCTGATCGCCGCTGAAGACCAAGCCACCCAACTCGGCCGCATCGGCGACTACACCGAGCAACTCGGCTACCAAGCCGCCCGCGACCTTGAAGGAACGGACATCGAACGCGAGCTCCAACGCCAAGCCACCAGCGAACTCGCCCTCGGCCGCGCCCTCAGCCCCGAGCAGGAGCGCCAAGCCACCCAGCAAGCCCGCGCCGGAATGGCTGCCCGTGGCCTCGGCGTCAGCAACTCCGCCCTCGCCGCAGAAGTCCTCAACCGCGACGCCTACGCTTCCCAACGCGAGGCCGACCGCCGTAACTTCGCTGGTTCCACCAATCAAATGCTCGTCGGCAACCGTGCCAACCGCATCGGCCAAGTCGGCACCATCCTCGGCCAGTCCGCCAACACCCGCCTCAACCAAGCCAACCTCCGCAGCAGCCTTGCCGGAGCCAACATCACCATCGACCCCTACGCCCGCGCCATGAACCCAGCCCTCGGCATGGGGGCCAGCACCCTCGGCAACTCCGGCCAGATGATCGGCAACACCTACTCGAACGCCACGCAGATGGCCGGAAATGTCGCAGGCGTCAACGCCTCCATGCTCGATTCTCGTTGGAACACCGTGCAAAACAACAACGCCTCTCTGCAAAGCTCTTACATGGGAGCCAGAGCCAGCGACAACGCCGCAGGCTTGGGCCTCCAGGGAGCAGCCATGGGAGCCAGCGCCGTCATCGGAGCCGCCGCTGCCGCCTGCTGGGTAGCCCGCGCCGCCTTCGGCACGGCCACTACTCGTTGGATGGAATACCGCCGCGCCATGCTTCGCCATGCCAGCGACCGCACGATCCGCCTCTACTGCCAGCACGGCCAATCCATCGCCGCCGCCATCACCACGCCACTTCGCCGCCTCGCCGCCCGCCTCACACTCCGCACCCTTCAATGGTCCTGGAACTAACAGAGAAAATCCGACTCGAAGGAGCCCACCGCGCCTGCACTCCAGAGCAAACGCTGGAGCGCATGCGGCCGCATTTTCACGCCGCAGGCATTACCCGCCTCGCCGAGATCACCGGGCTCGACCGCATCGGTATCTGTGTCGCCCAGTGCATTCGGCCAGATGCCATCGTGCTGGCCGTGGATTCTGGCAAAGGAGCCACCCCCGCCGCAGCAAAATGCTCGGCCATGATGGAAGGCTTTGAGCGCCATGTCGGCGAAACCAGCCGCCCTCAGCACATACTTGCCACCGCAGTGCAACTCGGCGACAAAGCCGAGACACGCCTGCCGCTTTCCAAAGGAGCTGTCTTCCACCCCACCGCCCTCATGCCGTGGACCGAGGTGCGTGGCCTACGGAGTGGAGCCGCCCGCATGGTGCCCACCGACACCGTGCGCCTTCTCGCCCGTCCAGACCCAGCTCCGCTTACCAGCCTGCCATTTGCCTACACAAGCAACGGCCTCTCCTCTGGCAACACCTACGCCGAAGCCGTCGCCGGTGGCCTCTACGAATGCATCGAACGCGACGCCACAGCCATCGCCCAGCACAGGCTGCAAGATTTCCCCCGCGTCGATCTCGATACCATCACCGACCCCACCGTAGCCCGCCTCGTCCGCACACTGCGAGACGCCGACATCACCCCCGTGCTCCTCGATGTCACCAGCGACATCGGCCTGCCCACCTACATAGCCTACCTCATCGACTGCGAGAGCGGCTGCGGAGTCAATAAAGGCTACGCCGCCCACCTTGATCCAGCCGTGGCCCAAGCCCGCGCTCTCACCGAGACCATCCAAGCCCGCGCCGTATGGATCGCCGGGAGCCGCGACGACTTCCTCCACGCCCGCTACGAGAAAGTCAAAGCCACCGACTCCTCCGCCATCCTCGCCCGCCTCTACAAACACGCCACCACCAGCGCAAACGCCCATCCCGACCGATCCGGCGACACCTTTGAGGCAGACATAGACGCCCTCCTCGATCTCCTCGATGCCGCCGGTATCCCCGAGCCACTCGTCTATGAGTTCACCCACGACTACCCATGCAGCGTCGTGCGAATCATAACCCCTATGCTGGAAGGCTACACCTTCGACTACTCGCAACCAGGCCAACGCGCCAGGAGGGCCAAATGAAAATCTTCCTCGGCCCCACACGCCCCGCAAATATCCCCGCCGATGCCGACCTCCGCCCCCCGGCACAGCAAGGCGACATCGCCGCCGCCGCTCTCGAAGGCCCAGATACCATCCTTTTAATCGACGGCCTCTTTCACCAAAGCCTCGCCCCCTGGCACAAGGAAATCCTCTTCGCCATCGAGCAAGGATGCCGCGTCATCGGCGCAGGCAGCCTCGGCGCACTCCGCGCCGTCGAGTGCGCCCGCTATGGAGCCGAGCCTGTTGGCATCATCGCCGGGTGGTATGCCGAAGAATCCTGCACCGACGATGCGGATGTAGCCCTCGCTCACGGCCACGCCGAAGACGGCTACCGCGCCCTCTCCATTCCAATCGTCAACCTCCGCGCCACCGCCGAGTGCCTCGTCGCCGACGGCCTCCTGCCCGCAGCCGACCTCGCAGGCATCCTCTCCACAGCCCGCAGCATATACTATGTCGAGCGCAGTTGGCCTCGCCTACGCCAAGCCCTCGGCCCCGTAGCAGACCTCCTCCGAGAGAACTACCGCGACCAGAAAGCCCTCGACGCAGAGGAAGCCATCCGCCACGCCCAGCATGTCGCCGCTCCCATCCAGCGTGACACTCCCCGCCACACGCACAGCGCCTATTTCCTCGCCCTCCTCGCCAACGACCTGCCAACCGGCGACGGGCAACGCCAGCACCACCTCACCAGCGAAGCCGACCGCACCCTCGCCACCGACCTCCACCTCGTCTCCGAGTTGGCGCAACTCCTCGGCATCGTCACCACGCCCGAAGACATCTTCGCCGCCAGCACCCGCATGTGGCAGCGCCTCGGCATCACCGACCCCACCGCCGCGCAAGCCTGGCTCACCGACCACGCCTGGACCGACCAGCAATGGTATGCCCACGCCCAGCGCGAAGCCCTCCGCCAAGCCGCCCGCGATTGGCACGCCGCCACCGGAGCCTGCTTCGATACCGTCCCACTCACCCTCGCCCACAAACTCCTCAACCCCACCTAATCCCCCATGCAATACGCCCCCGCCGTCACCGACCGCTCCGCCGAGATTTACGCCCAAGGAGCCAACAACGCCGCCAACCTCCGCGCCCAAGGAGTTGCAAACATGCAGAACTCCCTCACCTCCTCGTTCAATACCGTCATGGGAATGGTGAATAAGCGCGTCGAACAGAACAATCAAGACAACGCCAAGATGGAGCAATCCATGGCAAGCGGCCAAGCCATGATGAGCCTCTCCGACAACTACGGAGAGCAAGGCGAAAAATTCAAAATCTCCCTGGCTAAAGCTCTCGAAGACACCAAAGGCAACGCCAACAAAATGTCCGGCGCAGTCATGGCCCACGCCGCTGAGTTTGAAAACATGCAGAAGCAGCAGTTGGCAAGAGAGCAATACACTGCCCTCGGCAACGCCTACGCAGGCAAGGCCGCTGCGACCGCCGCTGCTAAAGCAGCGCAGCCCGACAAGATGAACGCCGAGACGATTCGCTCTTATGCGCGAGACGCAGCCGCCCAAGGTGCGACGCAAGATCAAATCAAAGCCGGGCTTTTGAATGGTTTTGGTCAATGGGCCGTCGATGCTGTGTTTCCACAGGCTAAACAAGGATTTTGGGGGCCTTAGTATAATAGCATTCCATGGCTCTAAACCCCCTTCTGGACATCATCCGTTCCTCTGGCTCGTCGGCTCGCGCCGGTGCGCTGGCTATCGACCAAGACACCCCGCTGCCTGAGCAGGGAGAGGTGCCGTATCCGCAATCTGATCTCGTCGGTGCGTTGGATAGCATGGACCTCACGGGAGACGCGCCGCAGGATGTTGCGGCAAACGAGCCCCCTGCCGAGCCAGCGCCGCCGCCGAAGGGCAATCCCCTCATGGACATCATCAGGGGCAATGCCCCCGCTGCGCCGACATTACCGAAGGGCAATCCCCTGCTCGATGTGATCCAGGCAAACGAAGCCGCCACCCAGCAAGCCGTCGCCGAAGCCACCACGCCCACCGAGAATCTCCCCGTCCTCAAGTCCGACCTCGCCAATGCCCTCGGCGTGCTCGATTACCGCGACCCCGAGGAAGGCCAGCGCCGCCAGCAAGCCACTGCCATGGGCGAGATCCTCGGCCTGCCGGAATACGAGAAGGTCCAACTCGGAGCCGCCCCGGTGAACGCCGATGGCACCGTCACCATCCGCCGCGCCCAGGCCGTGAGCCCCGAAGCAAATGCCGCCGCTGCCAAGCAGCTTGCAAATATGCAGACGATGGCCGCTGGCGAAATGCTCGTCGAAGAATCTCCCAAAGAAGTCGGCTCCCTCCAAGGCATAGCCAACGCCGCGCAGAATGCTTTCGACTCCGCCCGCCAAGCCCTCATGGCCACCGATGGGCTGGATGAGAACGACGCCTCGCAGATCGCCCGCATCGAATACAACAAAGCCGCCCGCCGTGTGGCCCCAGGCTACGCCGCCTACCAGCAAGCCGAAGGTTGGGATGCCGTAAAAGCCTTTGCCAAAAATCCCTTTGAGGTTACGGCAAATATCATCACCGAGGGTCTTGCTGGTAGCTGGCCTGCGCTCGCAGGAGGCCTTGCCACAGGTGCCACTACTGCGCTTGCGACCGGTGCCGCTGGATCAGTTGTGCCAGGCGTGGGTAATGTCATCGGCGCAGGCGGAGGCTTCACCGCAGGCATGGTCGGAGGCACAGCCGCCGGTTCCTTTGCCACAGAATACGGCAGCAAAATCCTCGAAGAATTGCAGACCGCCGGGATGAATCCCAAAAATCCCGAGAGCATCGCCAAATTCTTCAGCAACGAAACGCTCATGGCCGAAGCCAAAGACGCCGCCCTCAAGCGAGGCGTTCCCGTTGCCGCCTTCGACGCCCTCTCCGCAGGCATCGCCGGGCGAGTCGGCTCCCTCATCCGCGCCGCCGCCAAGACCCCCGTCCGCCTAGCCGTCACAGAAGGAGTCATCCAAGGAGGGCTCGGAGGAGCTGGCGAGGTAGCCGGATCCGTCGCAGCCGGAGACCCAGTAAACCCCAAAGCCGTTTTCGGAGAAGTCATCGGCGAAGTCGGACCAGCCGCCATCGAGATCGCCGCCGGACGCCAAGCCGCAGCCCCCGCCGAAGTCCCGCAAAACTTCACCCCCATTTCCTCCCCGGCACCAGCCGCCCCCACCGGCCAAGCCCCACGCACTCTCGGCGAAGTCCGCGCTCCCGAAATCCCCATCGACCAGACCGCCCTCAATGAAGCCTTCGGCTCGACCTTCGCCCCGCCGCCCGAGGTATCAAATGATACCTTCGCCCCGCCTGCCGCAGTTAACCCACAGGTTAACCCTGCGCCCGCTCCGGTTTCCGACATTCCCGCTGCCGTTTCTTTGATGCGCGGAGATAAATTTACCGATGAAAGCGGGCAAGAGTTCCAAGTATGGAAAAACCGACAAGGAACTATCGAAGCTCATCCAGTAATCGACGGTAAAGCGGTAGTAAACAATGCCAGTGGCGTTCGATTTTCTGTCACAGCAGAAGCTGCCGCAAGAAACCCTAACGATAAAATTTTTCCTCCTGCCGCCCCTATTCCCCCGAACACCTCTACGGCCCCAGCCGCCGCAAGTGGAGCGCCTGCATCAACAGGATCACCCGACCTGATCACCGGGGAGGGGGCATCTGTTTCTCCGACAGCGGTTCTTCCATCTACTGAGACTACCCCCGCCGCCGCCGCTCCTCGCCCGTTCTCCGAAATCATGGCAGAGAACATGAAGCGTAAAGGCGAGGCCGGATACATCGACTTCGGCGTGGTGCAGGATTTCGGACGGAGCATCTACCAAGCGGGCATGGATTTCGCCGCATGGTCTGGGCGTATGGTGCAGAAGTTTGGTGAAACCATCCGCGATGTCCTCTCTTCTCTCTGGCAAGCCGTCTCCGGCGGACAATACCTACCCCAAGCCCGCGAGCGTGGCAGCGTAAACATTTCTCCTGGCACTGGCCCCAAGCCCCGCAAGTTCGGCCAATCCCTCCAAGCCGCCCCCGGCGTTGCGCCCGAAGTCAAATCCCGCCTCACCTCGCTGGACTACGATCCTGTCTCGAACGCCCAAACCCTCGCCAACGCCCGCGCCCGCATCGACTCCGCAGGCAGCATCGACACCGCCTTTACCGACCTCATGGGCAAGCCCGCCATCGAAGGCTGGCAGCCCACCGCCGAGGATTACGCCACCGGCATGGAACTCATGGCGCAACTCCAAAACCGCAACCGACATGCCGATGCCGCCTCCATCGCCAACATGATGGCCACCCGCGCCACCGACCAAGGCCGTGCCATCCAAGCCCTCTCGATGATTGGCCGTCTCGGGCCGCAAGGCATCGAGCTTTTCGCCCAGAGCCAACTCCAAGCCGCCGCCACCAAGCCCGCTAAGACGGATAAGCAGAAGGCCGATATCCAAGCCAAGATCACCGAGGCCGGGCAGTTGCAAGGCGAGGTGGACAAACTCCGCCGCGACTCCACTACCGCCGCCATCGTCGGCAATAAAGACCTCATCAAATCCTCGCTCCCCGCCGGAGTCGATGCCGTGCAGGTGAACATCGCCATCCGCGAAGCGATCCTCGGCGCACCTACGCCGCTTGCCGCTCAAGCCGCGACCTCTTCCATCCTGACCGGCCAAGGTCTCTCCGACAAAGGAGCCGCCCGCATCTCCGGCAGCATCGTCCGCGACTTCCTCAAGACCACGCAGGACACCCGCGCCAAAGTCCTCCAAGACCTCCTCGCCACCGCCGACTCCGACCGCCGCCTGGATAAATCCAAGCTCGGATCCCTCATCCGCCTCAACCGCGAAGGCAAGCTCACCGATGCCAGCCTCCACGCAGGCATGGCCAAAATGCTTGGCATCCCGCATTGGAGCGCCGAGCACAGCGCCAAGGTCCGCCGCATCCTCGCCCAGCACGAGAAAGCCACCGACCCCCGCATCAAACTCGTCAAAGCCGCTGAAGCCCTTGATGTCGTTTACCGCGACTTCATGCCGCCAGGCTTCCTCGATAAAGTGGACACCATCCAGACCATTGGCATGTTGCTGAACCCAAAAACGCCGATACGAAATGTCATTGGCAACGCTCTCATGGCTGGGGCCGACCTCGCTGCCGATACCGTCTCCGTGCCGATGGATGCCTTGGTTTCCCTCGGCACCGGCCAGCGCACCCGCACCGGCCTTTCATTAGGTGAACGCCTCATGGGCCTGGGAGCCGGAGTAGGGGACATCAAAGCAGGCTACGACTTCGCCCGCTCCGAAGGCCGTGGCCGCATGGGAAGCATCGCCGAGGGCGTCGATACGCTGGTCCGCCTCGGCCGCCTGCAATCCTCGGGCAAATACAACGCCTCCGACATCTCCGCCCTTAGCGGCCCCACCTTCACCGCTCCCGTCCTTCGCCAACTGGAATCCACTCTTGGCCTCGTCCTCTCTATCTCAGACCGTGGCTTTTACGAATCTGCCTTTCGAGCCAGCCTCGACACCCGCATGAAAGCTGCCGCCGCAAGTGGCACCCCCATGCTTGCCCCTGATCCAGATATGGTCACAGCCGCCCGCATGGATGCTGGCCGAGCCATTTACCAAGACCCCAATCTTGCCAGCCGCACGCTCGGCAACCTGCGCCGCGTCCTCAATTTCAATCAACGGTGGGGCATCGGCTCCCTGCTGATGAAATTTACCCAAGTCCCGGGCTCGATCCTCACCCGCGCCGTGGAATTTTCACCCTTTGGATTTATCAACACCGCCTACCAAAGCCTCGCGCCGATGCTCTCCAACTCCCGCGAGTTTGACCAGAAAGCCTTTACTGATTCCTTCTCCCGCGCCCTCGTCGGCACCACCGGCCTCGTCGCCACCGGCTACTGGCTCGCCCACCTCGGCATCATCTCCGCTGGTGGAGATGCCAAAGATGAAGACAAGCGCAACCTCAACCGCGCCACCGGCTGGGGATCCTACAAACTCAACACCAGCGCCCTCAAACGAGCCCTCATGACCGGCAACTTCTGGACCCCTCAGAAACAGCAGCGCGACGACATGGTGATCGGCTACGATTGGGCACAGCCCCTCTCCATCGGCGTCGCCATGGGAGCCTACTCCCGCGAGAATCAAGAGGCCATCAAGCAAGACATCCTCGCAGGTAAGAAGCAAAGCCTCGCCGCCACCGGCCTCAACTGGCTCGCCTACGCAGGCGGAGCCGCCACCGGAGCCATGAACTCTCTCGTCGAGCAGCCGCTTCTCACCGGCCTCAATCAATTTGCCCGCGATGTCGGCTACGACAACATCCCTGGTGCTCTCCTCAAAACCGCCGCCGACGCCCCCGGCACCTTCATCCCCACCGCCGCCCGGCAATGGATGCAACTCACCGACAACGCCGCCCGCGAAACCCGCGACAGCTCCCCAGCTCGCCAGTTTATCAACGAACTCAAAGCCCAACTCCCCGGCCAAAGCCAAACCCTCCCGCCAAAATACGACATCACCGGGCAACCCGTCGAACGCTGGGCCAAGGACAGCAACACGCTCTTCAATGTCCTCTTCAACCCCTCGATGGTCTCCTACATCAAAGGCAGCCCCGCGCTCACCGAGATGAGCCAGGTTTACAAATACACCGCCGAGACCGGAGCCATCCCCAACCAGGTCAAGCCAGAGTTCACTGTCGAAGGCGTCAAAGTCCGCCTCACCTCCGAAGAGATAAGCGCCATGCAGAAAGACATGGGAGCCCTCAGCATCGCCGCGCTGGAGAAATTCGTCCTCTCCGATCCCCGCTACGACAAAGCCACATGGGACATCAAAGCCAAAGCCATGACCCGCGCCCTGGAGAAAGCCAGCACCGCCGCCAAATACCGCATCCTCCTCGCCCGCCCCGACCTCAAGACCCGCGCCAAGCAGGAATACGAAGCTGCCATAGCCAACCGAAATTCCACCCAAGCCGATATGCTCGCCCCAACTGGGCCGTGATCCTTAAAGCGGGTCAGGCTCAGTAACCAAGTCGTGGTAATAAGCCCAAGTGGTCTGCGTGCTGGCGTGGCGAAGCATACGGCTTGCCACCTCGAGCCCGTCGCGCATGGCGACCTCCGCGCCGAACTGCATGCGCAAATTGTAGGCCAGTTTTTTACCACGACGGGACAGGAATTTTTCCACAAAACGATTCACCGCCCGCTCGCAAATTTTCTCCGCGTCAGTCTGGCACTCGCGGGGAATGACAAATTCCTCGCTTTCTGGAAACGCCGCCCGCAACTGCTCAAGCAAGTCGGCCCTCACCGGCACGGCTCCAGCCCGCCCCTTCGGGTAGTAAAATTTTCCTTTTCCCAAGTCACGAGTAGTAAATTCCAACACCATGCTTTTCTTCCCCTGGCGAATCCAATCCCACCGCAAATCGATCGTCTCATGGTTGCGCAGGCCGCACCAACGCATGAGCGCAAAGACCGCCCACACTTGGCGATCTTCCAGCGCATCACTGGTGCGCAGCGCCTCGGCCGCAGCCTCCATCCGCGCCAACACATCAGGCGGGATGCACACGAAAGCGGCACGCTTCACAGCGCCCTTCGACTCGCGGCGGCGCGTGCTGAAAACCACGCTACGAAATGCCTCCACCGGCGGCAATTTGAGATCGGAATAAGCGTAGAGCACGCTGGGTTGCAAAACGGATTTGATAGAATTGACATCCGAACGAATGCCATCCTCTCCCCTACCCGCCGCCGCCGCCGCTTGTGTCCACTTGCGGAACACCTCGCCATCCAGCGCACGGTCCAGCTTCTCCTCCCGAGGAGTCGTCGTCTGAAGCGCCGCCGCAACAAACCGCTCAAACCTCCCCGACACAGCCGGAGCGCTCTTGATCGGCCCTGCCTTTTCCCAGCGGTCCAGCAATTCCCCCACCGTCGAGAAGCCCGGCCGAGCCACCATGGCATCAAGCGCCACCTGGTCCTTCTCAAGAATCGCCCGAGATAATTCCTTCGCCTTCCGCTCCGCCGTCTTCTTCTCCGACTTGGAACGAATCTCCGTGGATCGTTTGTAGCGCTTGCCATCAACCTGCACGCGATAATACCAAGCCCCCTTCTCCTCATCCCAATAAACCGTCGCTTCACCATGCTTGCGCTTCGATTTTTGGGGGCCACTTTGGGTGCCACTTGTGTTTGTATTCATTGAGCGGAATAGACAGATTAGACGCTCGAAAGTCAAGGTCAGTTGATCATTTTCCCTACTGAAAGGGTAAAAGGGGCCACTTTAAGTGGTGCGCCCCCCGGGACTCGAACCCGGAACCAATTGATTAAGAGTCGAGTAATTTTTGTTGGCGAATAATGGGTTATGATAAAGGGGGCCACTTTGGGGGCCAGTTACCTTTGAATTTGGCTGCGTTCTTCAGCGGTGGCTTGGTTGAGTTTCTCGCGGATCCAAGCGCTTAGTTTGGCGGGCTTGGCGGCACGGACCCAGGCGCTTTTTTCTTCGGGGTAGCAGAAGAAGAGGATTTTGGCGGTCATGTTGTCGGCTTCGGGGTCGCGGGCGTTGTTTCGGTTGCCGGTGTTGCCGTGGGGCTCGATGTCGGGTGTCATTGATTAAATGGGATGGGATGTTTCAAAAGAATTTTCTCTGCTGCGCGGATGGCTTGGGCAAGGTAATCGAGATTGGCGGCAAAGGTGTCTGGATTGTCTTTGTCACGCAAGACGAGCTTTGCTGTGTCGGTAAGCAATGCCAGGGCATTGTAAAGTTTGAGATTTTCCATGCTCGGACACCTCAAATGTTGGGGTTAAGATGACCGGCAATAAGGCTGAGGGCGTAAAATCCGGCAAGGCCGAGGACAAATGCAGCGGGGCCGTGGGTGAGGGTGAACGACGAGCCAAGCGCGAGGCTGGCGGTGGATGCTGTGGCGAGTGTCACAGCAAGGAGGTTTTTAATTTTCATTTTTCGTTCCCGGATTCGCCGGGCCGATTTTTATTTTCCAGATTCGCTGGACCGAGGCGGGCCGTGGTTGGCTCGCTTAAAAATGAATGTATAAAGATTCAAAAGTGGCGCAAGAATTATTTCTATATTATAAAAATATTTTTTCAGAAAATGCTTGACGCCTGCGAAAGCTGATAAAATCAACCTCTGCGGGTCATGGCCCTTTTTTCTGCGTGAGGTTTTTATTTTGCTCGGCGATAATTTCGAGAAGGGGATTGCGGGCGGCGGGGCAGATGATGGCAATGCGTTGGGGCGGTAAGGCGTCTTTTCGAAAGTGCTCGAAAGCGGTTTTTCCGTTGGGCCAACGGGCGCGGAATATGTGCAATAAATTTCCGGTGTCTGGCCATGCAGGACGGCCTCCAGCAACAAGACGGGGCGTGATGGTGAGGGTGACGGGTGCAACGCCTAAAACATCGCCGTTCCAATCCACAAGGCCGCCCGCCGGGCTTGTCTCAATGAGAATTTCCATGGGAGTAGGCGAGGGAAGCGGAGCGGGCCGCCAGATTGGCTCAGGCTCAGGCTCAGGGCTGGCGCAGGAGCATAGAGCGGCCGCTAGAATTAGGATGGATGCGGGTTTGAACATGATTTTATTGCACCGGTATCCATTGGCCGTCTTTCTCAAATTCGTATTTTCCGGTCTCTGAGTTTTTTCTGGCTTCTCGAATATAGACTGAACCAAAGAGGTAATGCATGAATGGTGATGTAGGTTCTTCAACGAACAATCTTGTATTCTGCTTTACCAATACAGGCTTAGGGGGATTGATGAGCCAACCGTCAAGGTTCCGGTAAATTATAAATGCAAGAAAAACCAAGGCAAAAAGCCATGTTCCGACTTTCTTTAAGATTTCCATTTTTTTAAGAAGTAAGATCGATGACTTCGCTCATCCAGCCTGGAGGGAGTTCGTGGTTGTCTGAATTGAGGATCCACCAACGGAGCGCTGCCATGGTTCGAGGGGTGGCAAGTTTCCCGATGATTTTGTCACCTCAGTGTTTTTCGTGATGCTGTAAACGGAAGCCTCCTGCGCCGCTTCTGTAAGCGCTTCCCTCGCCCATTGGCTGCGTGTGATCCCGCCAGTAGCGGCCAGCCTGTCTATTTCCGCGCTAATTTCAAGGTCAACGGTGGTGCTTACATTGGCTCGCCCTTTGCCGGGCCCGTTCGGCTGCTTTTTTCTTTTTGGCATGAGCCAATGTAAATCAGTTTTCACTAAATTAAATTTTTTTGTTGCGGTTCTAATTAGAACATGACAAGAACAAGTGAGAAGTGAGTAGAACACCCCACTTGATATGACAAAAATCGTTCAAACCAAAATCCCCGCAGAGGTTGATGAAATCATCACCGAGCTGGCCAAAAGCCAGATGGTGAGCCGGGCCGCCATCGTGCGGCAGTTGCTGGTGAAAGCTGTCGCAAAAGCCAAAGCTCAGGAGGGCCAGATATGAGCCGCCTTTTTTTGTGCCGGGCGATGGATCCGCTGCGCGGTCCGTTTGGCGACTATGTGAGGGCGTCGACCAGAGAAGGTGCTCGCCGCCGTTTTTTTGAAATTTTCGGACTTAGGCCGTTTTCGGTGGAGGTGGACAAATGATCACCCCGGATGCGATTCATTTCATCGGTTGGACCTGGGAGGCGCTGTGCGCTCTCGGACCGGCTGCGGCGCTGGCGTTGCTCGCCTGGAGGATCGGGGAATGATTGAGCAACATTATTCCTGCCGCCAGTTGGCCGCAAAACTCGGGGTGTCTCATGGCACGGTGCACAAGTTTGTAACTGAGGGGCGCATCGGCCATGTGAGTTTCGGGCACCGGCTGCTGATCCCCGAGTCCGCAATCCTGCAATATCTGGAAACTCACCGGCTCGGGCCTGCGCCGACTCGCCGACTGACCCGGCCGGGCGTAGCTGCCTGACCGCCGCCTTTTTTGTTTTTTATGGAATCCACCCCTTTGCAATCCATGAAGGCCGCCGAGTCTGCCGCGCCTTTTCTTTTTAATTTTGAGGAATTGAGTGCCGAGAAACTGGAAGGCGTCGGGGAGTTCACCGGCGAGCGTTTGCTTGCCCGCCGGCCGGATGCTTACCAGGCAATCATCCGCATGAGCGCCGAGGGACTGAGTATTTCCGCCCAGGCTCGGGCGCTTGGGGTGAGTCGAAACACGGTTTGCGCCGTGAGAGATCGGGAAGGGTTTTCTATAGAGCAGGATAAAAAGGATTTGTTGCGGGATGTTCGGCGGGCTGCCCGGCTTTCGGTGGAGAGGGCCATCGAACTGGTGCCTTGTATCCAGAACGCTAAGGACGCGGCCATCGTTGCGGCCGTGATGGTGGACAAGATGCAGTTGCTGTCGGGTGAAGCTACCGCCCGCATCGAGAAGGTAGAGGTTAGCCAGGACAAACTCTCGGAGATGCTGGCCAGCTTGCCGGTGCTCGAAGCTGAGGTAGTGCCAACCGGTTTACACGGGAGCGGGTCGGGACAAAAGGGGCCGGATGCGCTGGGGCTGCCGGGTGCCGGTTCGGTGGGTGCTGAGGGCTGGATTGATATAGGATCAACTGATTTGGGGGCCATTCACCTACTGAACGCCGAAGCGGGGGCCACTTTGAGGGGCCACATGGCCGAAGGTCAGGCCGTCGAGCCGGTCGAGGTCGAGGCCGTGGCGGTCGATCAGGAGGGGGGGGGGGGGTCTGGATTTTCGGACACCCCCCCTATGACACCCACTGATTTGGGTGAGCAGAAAATTTTATGCAAAGGGGTCTCTGCGTCGCAGGAGGCCGCTGAGGAGCTTTCAACTAACTAACCTATGGCTGACTCAAAAAATAAAAAAAACGCGGCGGTGGCCGCTGCTGTGACTCCGGAGGCGGTGACGCCGGAGCCTGTGAAGGTGAAGGTGTATCGCCCGACTCCGAACCGCTACTTGGTGCAGGTGCAAATCCCTACAGGCGAGGCGGGCACGATGCGCGTGGCGCTGATGCGCGTGAAGGACAGCCGGTTCTACCGCCCTGGCGAGATGATTCCGGCGCTGCCTGGAGATCGGGACATCTGGGCTCCTCTCAAACAACGGTTCTCCCCTGCTATTGGCACTTTATGAAAAAAACAACAACCCTGTTTCAGTCTGCGGCTGTGAGCGTTGCGCTCTATCGCCGTTTTCTTGAGCAAAAAAAAACAACCGCGAAAAAATGAAAATGACTACAGAGGACACAGAGGACACAGAGATGGAGTGGCGGGATGCTTCCGTAACGCTTCCCGACGATGGCTATACGGTCATCATCCACACGCTGGGTGGTGAGGTGTGGACGGGATTTATTGATGGCGATGTCTGGCGCAATGTTCTTGGGGCTCGCATTCACGAGGAGGAGGCGGTTTTGCATTGGATGCCGTTGCCGTATCCACCGAAGGAGGCGAAATGAAATCACGACTTATTGTCATCGATGTGGAGACGGGGGGTTTTGACCCCTCGAAGAATGCGCTTCTTAGCGTGGCGGCGGTGGATTCCATGGATAACGAGGCTTTTACTGCGATTATCCGGCCGAATCCTGAGTGGCTTTGCGAGCCTGATGCGTTGGCGAAGAATGGCTTTACCCTCGATTTTCTGGAAAAAAACGGGCGGCCGGAGCGCGATGTGATGCAGGACTTGGCCCTCTGGCTGGGTGAGCGGCGCTACTCGGTGCTGGCTGGCTGCAATGTGGCGTTCGACCGCGACTTCCTGCGGGCGGCGTTTGCGCGGAATGACCTGACTTGGCCGATGGGCAAGATGGTGGACCTGCAAGCAACGGCGTGGCTGGCCTACGAGGTGGGGGCGCTGAACCTGCCGGTGGGCAAGGATGGGCAGCCTCGACTGAATCTCGACCATATCGCGGCGGCGCTGGGCTTCTCCCGCTCGGGCAAGACGCACAATGCTCTGGAAGATGCGCTGATGACGCTGGCGTGCTTCCACCGCCTGCGGCGGCGCGTGGAGATGGCACCGGAGACCATCACAGCATGAAAGAAATACCCTACGACGAGTTTCGGGCTCTGGTCAGTGACAATGGTTCCATGAAGGCGCTGCACAACTCCGATGCACGGGTGGGCGGAATTTCCATGCGGCAGGCGCTGCAAATGTCGGCGGCCTGCGACCGGTGGCTGGCCAGTCGGGGGCTCCGGACGGGGGGCGCTTGGGGAGAAAATAGAATCCAATTTGGGAAGAAAAAATAGAAAATGCACTTTTACAGATTTAATATCAAGGACTATGCGGTTAATACAACGCATCTCACTAATGAGGAAGATTTAGCGTATCGCAGGCTTCTTGACCTCTACTACACTGACGAACAACCTATACCAAACAATAACCAATTGGTTAGTCGTAGGATTCGTATTGCGGCAGAAGTTGTCGATGTTGTGTTGAACGAGTTCTTCGTGCTCACGGAAAATGGCTGGATTTGCGGCCGAGTAGAGGAAGAAATCGAAGGTTACCGGAATCTTTGCCGTAAGCGTAAAGAGGTGGGGGCCAGTGGTGGACGCCCTCCAAAAAAACAAGCTAAACCAAAAGGAAAGCAAGATGAAACCAATAGGTTAGCAATTGCGCCGATACCAGTAACCAATAACCAGTATATATCCCCTATAGTCCCCACAGGGGACATGGAGTTGGAAATCGAAGAAACTCCAAAGCCAGAAACGACGCATCCTGTCCTGACCCGCTTCCGAAATCTCTTCAACCTTCGAGACTCGACACCTCTTGACTCCTCCTCCTCCCGTGCTTGGGAGAAAAATAAAAAAGCGGCGGTGGCCGTGAGCGAAGATGATTGGCGCTTCCTGGAGTGGGCCTATCGGCAAAAAGAAGGCGCGGCGGCGCAGTTTCGCCGCAAGGACTTAGCTACGCTTTTGAATAACATTCTCACCGAGGTGAGCCGGGCAAGGGATTGGGCAGGGCGCAGTGGGGCGAGCGTGAGCGCAACGGCTCCTGTCTCCACCGAACCCGCTGGATGGCGTGATCTTATCGAGACGGAATTTCCCGAAGTGAACCTCACCACTTGGGCGCTTCTCCCCGACAGCATGAAATCTTGGGTTCGTGAAAAACAACGCGAACTCGCAGCAGCATAATAAAAACCAACATGATACAAACAATCGAAACAATAGAAAAAGAAGGCGTGGTCTATGTCGTGACACGGCATAACCCCGAGTGCAAGAATGATTTCCTGCAATGGCAGGTGGGCGTCTATGAGAGCCGCCCAGTCGAAGACCCGATCTACGAGACCATGTGGCGCGAGGATGGATCGCCGGTGACAAGCGATGATGGGGCAATCCAATACCGCCTCATGGGTTACGAGTTGAATACACGGGTGTCGTGTCAGGTTTTCAACCTCCTCGGGTTTGGCTCAAATTTAAAAAAGGCGCGGGCCATGGCGAAACATAAACTCCTCGCTGCGTGATGAAAAGCATCCTTCCCGAAAATCAAATCGCCGAAAAAGCCGTGGTCGGCGCGGCGATCACCGATGGCCGCACGGCAGATAGCGTGTTGGAGGCGCTGTCGCCCGAGCAGTTTGTGCTGCCCGCGCATCAGACGATCATGGGTATTGTCGCCGCCATGCGGCAGGCTGCCCGGCCGGTGGACCTTATCCTGGTGACGACCGAGTTGGAGAAGGCGGGCCAGCTTGAGGAGTGCGGCGGCTATGCCTATGTGACTGAGCTGGTGCAGGAACTATCCATCACGATGAATTGGCGGCACTACGCTGCCGAGGTGCTGGATGTCTGGAAACGCCGTGCCATGCGCCAAGCGGCCCTCGCCATGGCCGAGGCGGCAAACGACTTTGCACTCACCACAGAGGATGCCCAAGAACGCTGCGAGCAGGCGCTGTATGCCCTCCGAGAGCACTCGACAAGGGAAAACCCTGTCTCGCACTGCAAAAACGCCGTGCTGGCCGCCGTGGAGCATATCGAGAAGGTGTATCACACCCGAGGCGAGACCGTGGGGCTGGAGACCGGCATCCATGATCTGGACCGCTCGACCGGCGGGTTCCTCGGCGGGCAGATGATCGTCATCGCCGCTCGCCCTGCCTGTGGCAAATCGGCGCTTGGCATGCAGATAGCCCTCCACGCGGCCATGCAAAATGCCGTGCCGACGCTGGTCTTTTCGGTGGAAATGCCCAGCTCCGAGCTGATGATTCGAGCGATCTGCTCCGAGGCAGGCTTGGACCTCCAGCGCACACGCGACGGGTTTTTTGACGGCCGAGCCATGGGGAATGTCTCGGGCGCAGCCACCCGGCTGGTGCAGAGCAAGCTCTACCTCGACGACACGCCGGGCCTCACCGTGGCGCAATTCCGCAGCCGGGCGCGGCGGGCCAAGTCGCAGCACGGCCTCGGCCTCATCGTGGTCGATTACCTGCAATTCATGCACGGATCCTCCAAGCGGGCAGGCGAGAGCCGGGCGCTGGAAGTGAGCGAGATTTCCAAGGCGCTCAAGACCACGGCCAAGGAGCTGAACATCCCCATCATCG